CCTCTAATCCCCCTCCGTATGTAAATTTATGAACTTTCATAAAAACACAATGCGCTGTTTGCTTATTTTGAGGGGGTGCGGGTATGAACATATGAAACTCGTTTATTTTGCGTTTAAACCCGTTTATGGCACCGGTAAGCACCCACAAGTATAGTTAGCCGGTTTTAACGCCGCCTGGGGGCAAATAAGCCGTTTGCGGGGTATCGCCGGGCCAGGGCACGGATAGGTTTTGCGCCTTTGCGGCGCGGCAGTGATTTTGGAGGTTTTCTGGCGGATATTAAAAAGCCTTGGTTTTAATTGGCCCTACTCCCCACTCCGTTCCGCCTAATATCTAAAACGTAAAAATGGTTTGTAGGTATATAAAAAACGCCACTCTCCAATAATCTTTTTGCAGTCAATACATGCCTCGTTGGCCAGAACATCAGTTTTGCCGTTATTGGGTTTATAGTCATAGCAAGATTGTTTTTTTTCGTGTTTGCAAGCAATCATACCAACTCCTTCCTTGCTGCCGACCGGGCAGATAAAAAATCAATGATAACTGCAAGCCCGGATATCGGAAGTTTTATAAAGTTATTTTATTTTCCGCAAAAAACGCACAATAAAAAAACCCTGTCAAGTTTTTTTTTACATTTCATTTAGACTCCTATGGACTCCCATGGACTCCTATGAACGTAAATGAAAACCATCTGACACGCCCAATCCCGGAAAAATCAAAACCAGCGTTATAATATTCCCGCTATTTGAAGTTTCTCCTTTGCGCGCGCGAGGCCGGCGGTTCACTTGCCACGACCAGCAGTGCCGCCGGCGGCGCGCAAATTAAAAAACGAGGGAACAATGCCGGGTAATAAAATCAGCAGATTAAAACTCGAAGCGACGATTGAAGAATTGATCAAGGCTGGTATTACTACGTCCGTGGGCATTGCCGCCGCCTTACAGGAGCGCGGGCACCAGGTATCACAGCCTACCGTGTCGCGCTATCTTAAAACGGTTCAACAAGCGCGCCAGGAAGAAGCGCAGCAGATTGTCAACCGTCACGTCCAGGAAAAACTCCCCAGCGATTTAACCGCGCTGGAAACAATGGAAAAACAATGCCTGGATTGGTCTAAAGAAAATAATCAAGCGTTCGCGCACAGACTCGCCGAGCAGAAAATCGAGGAAGCCGCGCCGGCCTGGGCGGAACTGATCGCCGGGCTGGCAAGTGGCGAACCCAAAGAAAAAAACGCCGCGCTGCACGACATCGTTAAACAATGCCTGACCTGGATCAGCGACGACCTGAAAATGCAGACGGCGCGCCTGGCCGCCATGCGCCAAGCAGCAAATATCATTGAGATGAAGCTGAAATTTACCCTGGGCAACAAGGAAGAAGGCGGCATTTATTTTGTGAACCCGTCAAGTGGCGACGTGCTGACGCGCGATGAAAAAACCGGACGCCTTACCGTTATTCCCGGAGGACAAGGATAATATGCCGCAAAATATTATTTTTGATCTATCCCCGACACAAAGCGCCTTTGTTCACTCCACGGCGCACATCAATCACCTGACCGGGCCGATGGGCGAGGGAAAAACATACTGCGCCATCGCGCGCCTGATTGCGCATGGCTACCGCTGCCAACTGCGCCCGCTTCACGCGGCCATTATCCGCGACACGCACGAAAATATAAAAACATCCACGGTGCGCTCAATCGTCGAAGTGCTGGGCGACCGCGCTGTTTTTAAAAACGATTACAAAAAATTACACATCCGCGCCGAATATCCCGTGGAGTGCGACCTGTTCGGTATCGACGACCAGGCGAGCATATCAAAGCTCCAGGGTCCGCAATATGGATCAATCTGGCTGGAAGAACCGGCGCCGATTTACGAAAAGGCCAACGCCGGCCTGCCCTATGAAGTGTTTGAAATGGCCCTGGCGCGCTGCGGCCGTCAGGCCGGATCTATTCCCAACCTGCAACTAACACAAAACCCCGCCGACGAAGAACACTGGTCAACGGAACTGATCGACGCGCCGAAAGAATACATGATTGCCGAAGACGGCACAATCATCACGAAAGAAACATTTCATATTCAAAAAGTGGAAAATAAATTTTTAACGCCCATGCAGCGAGCTATGAATATGGCCGCGTTTAAAAGCGATCCCGCAAAGTGGGCGAGATATGTTGAGGGCGCCGTTGCTACGGTAAGCCGCGGCGTCAATGTTGTAAGTAATTACGGCGAAAACTTTCATTACACGCAGCAAATACTTCCCGTTCAGCCCGGCCTGCCCGGTGTGCGTATGTGGGATGGCTACCATCATCCGACATGTATCATCGCGCAATATAACCAGCTGGGGCAGCTGGTCGTTCACGACTGCATCCCGCATCCGGGCTATGGCGTCAAAGAGCTGATTGCCGACAAATTACTCCCGCTTTTGAAATCGCCAAAATACCGCGACAAAATAACCAAGTGGCGCGAGATCGGCGATCCGTCCATGCGCACGCCCGACCAGAGCACCGTGCGCGTAACCGCTGCTAAAACCATTGAAACTCAGCTAGATACGCGCTTTGAACCGGGCCCGACCCGCTGGCCAAACCGCGTCGAGCCGATTAACCACGCGCTTTCAAAAACCATATCGGGCGGCAAGCCGCTGATTTTTATTTCCGCCTCTGCCTTTGCGCTGCACAAGGCGCTGAAGGGCGGCTGGCATTACAAAAAAGACAACAACGGCAACCGCATCGGCAACGAGGCGGTAAAAAACGACTCGTCACATTTTGGCGACGCCTTCGGCTACGGCGTGGCAATCCTGCACCCATACAGCGTCCGCGAGGCATTTGACAAAAACAAAGAACGCGCCGACCGGGTAGCGCGGATGAAACGCGCCACTTCGTATGGCCCCGGCGCGCCCGGAATTTACGCGCCCCGCGGCGCCAACGTGCGCATTATGCAATAGGTAAAAAAATGTCGAAAGTAAAAAAGAAAACAAAAAAAGTCCGCACGCCCAAGGAAAAATACTGGCCAATGCGTGTCGGCGGACCCTATTCGGAAAAAGACGGCGACGCTAATGAAATCTTTAAATGCACCGATTGCGGCGCGGAAACAGAAACGGCGGCCGGCTGGAACGGCGCGCCGAACAAACACCAATGCCGGCCAGGCTGCGCCTGCGCGATGAGCGACTGGACGCCGGGCCGTGGTTATTCCCAGCGGGGCCGTAAAAATTACGACCGCATATTTCCCAACGCACCAGGAGCCGGTCTATGAGCCTTAAAAAACAGATGCAAGATCTTAAGCGAAGCATGGAGCAGCGCGAAGCCGCCGCCGCCAAAAATATCGGCAACATAGACGAAAATGAAATGGCGGAACGCGAAGCGGCAGCAAAGGCGTATGCCGGCGAAAACGAAAAACACTTTGCCGCCTATCTCCAGGATTGCGTCAATCAATCAGTCCGCGCCAACAGCGAAATCCGCAAAACACAGGCGCATTGTTACCGCACTTATTTAGAAGACGAACCAGTCAACTACGCCCGCAAGGATTACTGGCAATCGCGCATTGTTGTTCCCAAACCGTTTGGAACGGTGCAATACGGCGCCTCCGCCATCAAGCGCGCCTTTTCGCCAAATTTTTTAACGATCCACGATGCTAAAAACAAAAAGGCGGAAGAATTCTGGCAGAAAATGCTTGATGTGCAACTAGGCTCCGGACGCGCGAAATTTGTTCAGCGGTTTGTCGATGCAACCACCATGGCCCTGGCCGTGGGCATATCGCAGGAAGTTATTCCGCGCTGGATACCCGGCGCCGGTTTGCAGTTTTCCCTGGTGGAACCGTGGAAGATACACCGCGATCCCGACGCCGCGCCCCGCGACGCGCAATCCGGCCTTTACTGGATACACCAGGAGTGGCTGGATTGGCACGTTCTTTTGGCCGGCGAAGCCACCGGAAAATATCAAAACGTGCGCCGCCTCCGCGCCCAGGAAACGGAAGACAATAACAACCCGTGGATGACGCAGGAGGCAATCGCCGCGCGCAAGGGCATGATCTGGGAAAGATCAACCTACCGCCCGATGATCCTGACTTCTGAATTTTGGGGCACGGTTCTTTCACCCAAGGGCGAAATGCTTCTGCCCAACGCGCGCTTTACTACCGCCGCCGGCCGCGTGATTGAACCCCCGACCGCCGCGCCTTATAAAAATATGCGCTGGCCCGGCACGGCATATTCACCACTGCCGGAT